ATGGGGCGCCCCAGGAGCTGGCGCATGCGCTCAATGTAGTCGTGATAGATCGACACATCGGGGATACCCCCCACGCTTCCGGAGGTGGCTTCGATGTCCACCACCACCGCGACCCCCGGCACATTCAACCCTAGTAGCGCCATCTGCCGATAGGCGTAATCTGCCTGCGCGACGCCCGATGCGTCGCCGGTGAGCCAGTGAAAGCACGACAGTTTCTTGCCGGCGGCCCGCGCTTCGCGCACGTACTGATCGGCGCGCGCGTGCACAGTTCTCTGCCCGACTCCATGCGACGTCTTGACATTGATGCCGTCGATCCCCGCGACCCAAAGCTGAGCGCTGGTGATCCCCGCTTGATACGACGCGATATCTGCAATATGGATCGTCATTAGATGTCAACGCCGGTGTCCGCGACCGCAATCCCCAGATCGACCACGAAGAGGTTGATACCAGGAGAGTCTGCCTGAAGCGATGCGGTGATTGCGCCGGTTACAAATCGAGCGCTGAGCAGGAAAGATCCCGTCACGTCGGCGCTCGGATGCACGAGAGCGATTATCGGGGGGTACGTGTCATCCGAGGTGGAGTTGGCGGCAGTCAACTCCGATCGGCCGATTTCGGTGGATGCGGTGGTCGCTGCGGCGCCCGTCAGGTCCTGCCGAATGTCCGCGGTGTAGTGATCGGAGGCGCCTACCGAGGTAGTGATGCTGAGTCGGATGTTCGCAGCCACAACGGCGTACGTGCGTCCATTCTTCAGCGCCACGCCATCCACTCGCAGATAGCCCGTGTTTGTGGTGGAGAGTGCCTTATTGGAGCCTCGGTTTCCGAGAGCGATGATGCCCAGCGGATAAGCGTCATTCAAGTCATCGGCACTGAGGGGGCGCCCCACGAACCAACTGTCAATTGCCATAGCCTTACCTCCCTGCCGTAGTGATGCGATAGATGGTTACCGGCGAGCCCGCGGGAATGTTCTTTATGACGGCGTTCACGCTGCGCACTACGGTTGCTGTCTGCACGTTCGTAGTGCCGGTGACGTTGGTTAGTGTCATCATTTCGCCTGCGATCATGATGGCGAAGGAAACGAACACCCCACCGAGCAAATCAGCCGCGGTCGCCCACCGCGCCGAACCTGCTGCGGTGGTGAACGTCAGCGACGTCGCCGTGCTGTTCGCGGCGCCGCATGTGGTCGCGGTGGCCTGCGCGCGCGCGATGGAGAAATTCGACAGGTAATTGCGCCAGAACGTATACGAAGTGCCGTTGAAGTTCAGTGTGAAATCTTTGTTGCTGAGTGTCTCCTGGTAGCCCTGAATGAGTTGTTCGACCGGCCCTGGCTTCTGCCCCGCGGGCATGTTCGTGATCTCCAGCCAGCGCCCCACGTCAGCCGTGAGAAGCTGCTGCGCGATCGTGCTGGCGAAGAGCGTCTCCTGCCGCTGGAGCATCACCATGATGTTCGGGAAGCGCGCGCCAGGATCGGTGCCCAGCGACGCCAGCTCGCCCGCGATGGTGGCTGTCTGCTCATCGGTGGCCACGTTGAATTCGCCGCCCCCGAGCACAGTGCCGATGGAGTCTGTCCCATACCGGCCAGAGGTAATGACCTGTCGAGAAGAGCCGCCCCCTGGCCGAGAAACGGTGATGTCGTTCATTACGCCGTTGCTGTCTCGCGTAGGCTTCGGAGTGGCGGCGAGCTGCGATCCCGTGTCGTGCTGGAGCGTTGTCACCTTCGGGGCGATGCCGATGCGCGAGCGCGTGATGTAGGTGAGCGCGTTGCCGCGCCGGCGCGAGCCCACGAGAATTCCGCCATCTACCGCCGCGCCATCGTAAAGGTTGTTAAGAACTGTGTCGACGCGCTGACGACCAACGGGTGCCGTTTCGTAGTACCAGCCGTCAAGCTCGGGGACAATGCCTTCCTGTTCGCACAGGCGCCGATATCGATCCCCGAATAGCTCCCCGATGTAGGCGTTGGCCGCATTGTAGAAATCATCGTTGACAAACGATGTGGTGGCCGTATCGAGCACGACGTGCGCAATGAACATGTCTGTATTGTTGGAGCTGCCATTGACGGTGAAGCCCACGAAGCGCCCGACGCTGCCTGCGATGGTGCCCGAGCCACCGAGGAAGTTGGAGGCGCCCACCTCCACCCACGCGAGCGCCCACGCGATATTCGCGCCCGAGGTGGTCAGCTCGATACGCATCGAGATCCAGTTGCGCATATCTACGCCACCGGTGAGATACGACGAAGTCAGCAACGATGTGCCATCGGGCGCGAAGGCTCGGATGGTGAACGACGATCCATCGGTTTCGAGGCGCCACCACTTGACAGTGCTCGATCCGGTCACCTGCCCGCTGATCACCTGAACTGTGGTGACGGGCAGGGTGCCCATCTTGAAAAACCACAGCATCGAAGCGGTGCCGGTGATCGACGTGATCCGAGGCTCGCCGCGAATAAAGGCGCCACCGTTCTGGAATTGCGCCGCCCCGTCCGATCCTGGCAAATCGTCATCGGCTTTGAACGTGACGAACTTGACGCTCGCCGCTTTGGTGTTCGGCGATGCGGCGCTGGCCCACGTGCTGCCGGCGCCATCCTGAAACGTCCAATAGCCCTTAGGGTTGAGCGCGATGCGATTCTGGTAGATCGGGGAGGCGAGCGGCGTCTGCGACGTTTGCAAGCGCTGGATGAGATCAGCCGCATGCACGCGCACATACATGTCCTTACCAGTGCTATCCCACTCCTGCGGCAGGCTCTCCAGTTCTCCCCAGAATCTAACGGCATCCGACGTGACGTAGCTGCCGGTGCCCAACTGCGTGAAGGTGTTGCCGAGCCCGTCAGCGAACACCTCAGTGCCCACGCCGAGCGCTCGGAAGTTGGCTTCAGCCACCAGCGTGCCACCGCTCCCGAAGAAGCCGTTATAGATGCGAGTGGCGTAGATCTTGCCGCTCCACGTGTGCCATCCGGTGAACAGCCCGGTGCCGCCCCAACCGCTACCAATTTCGAGGTTGCCCGTACCGCTGAAGATGGGGGCAGCGCCGAAGGTGGTATTGACCGTTTGGCTGAGGAGTGTCCACGTGCCGTCAATCGTGGGGGCAGTGTAAAACGATGACGTATATCCGCCGAGCCCGTTGTTGACGTCGAAGGTCACTCGCACTGCGAGGCGCCCCGTGGCGACCGGGACACTCGCGGAGTTGGATGTGAGCCCGGCGCCGGCGTTGCCGGTGGGGCTGAACGTGAAGCAGAGCTGCCCGTAGGTGGAGATGGAGAACGCCCATGAGAATTGCGTGCTCGTGTCGCCCGACTTACTCATGATGATGGTGCGATCCCGATTACTGTTCTCCATGTCCCTTACGGGCACGAACCAGGAGGCGGGATCGATCTCAGCCATGATGTCAATGTCGCCAGTGATATCGAGCTGTGCCTTATCCGCTGACACGAAGTAGTTGGGTCGATCGTATCCGGGCGCATAGAAGTAGCCATCAGCCGCCGCGGGGATGACGAGTCGAAACTGCGTGTAGAGCGGGAGCTTCTCGAAGTACGGAGAAAGGGGGTTGTCGTCGGTGTATTTGCCGCGATCGGCTGCCAGCTCCCCGCCGTTGTTCAGCATGAAATCGCACGTCGTGGGAGGCATGCGCCCCATGATGTCCCGGCGCCCGCGCGTGATGTTGATGCTCTCGTTCGATCCCCGAATGTCGTCAGTAACATCGGTCATCACGCCATCGATGAGCATGTGGGCCAGTACCGGGTTAGCGTCAATAGGAAACGCCATGCTCAGCTCCCAAACGTATTCTGTACGCTACCGCCACCAACGCGATGAACGATCAGCCGAATCGACTCGGAGAGGAATTGCTCCAGCGCCGAGCCCCCGCCGACCCAACGCGCTTCGAGCACCATGTTATCGGCCAGGGGGGTGCCCCCACTCGACTGCTGTTCCGCCATACGCTTCGAGTCGCCGGCGCTGTGCACGCGCGTGCCCGGGGGGAGATCGAGCAACTCCGGCCCGCCCTCGCCCGTCCAGGTGAGCCCGTCACCCATCGAGCCGTTAGCGGCGCCGGTGATGCCGCCGTGCGCGTATTGCTTGCGAATCGAAGCCGCCGCCTTGCTGACGTTCGTCACGCCGGTGATGCGCATGGCGATGGTGACGGCGCGTGGAATGTCGTTGGCAGCGTCACGAACACCGTAAAGTGCCCTCCTGGCCGCCGCAGCGCCTTCGACCTTCGCATTTGCCTTGTACGTCTTGGCGAAGCTGTTACCGGCTTTCTGTGCCGCCCCGAATTGCTTCTCCAGTCCATCGATGGCTTTATCGGTCAAGCCCGCGGCACGCAGGGTAGCGCGTAGCGCCGGCGTCATTTTGCCGTTGAACGTCGCGCCCAGCTTACCCACGTTGGATTCGAGCGAAAGCGCCGCCATGGCCTGCTTCTGGAGCGCGGCTTGCGCTGCGTCGCTACTCTCCCCGTGCTCCTTCGTGGCTTTGGCGGTTTCCTCCTGCGCCTTGCGCAGCTCGCGCTGTGCCTTCAGTACGCCGAAGACCGGATCGGTTTGCGCCGTCAGCTCATCGCTCAGCCCAGCGAGCGCGTTCTGCTCCCCGCGGGCGGCGCGCTCGGCGTTGCTCATCTCCTCCGCGACGTTGGAGGTGCTGCCCGCCATGTCGTCGCTGGCGTCTGCCGCGTCTTTGTAGTGCTTGCGCAGCAATGGAATCAGGGGGCCGGTGATCCATGGATTGTTGGCCAGCTTGCCGAGCTGATCGAGCGTCACGCCGGTGTACCGCAGGAGATCGGCCATGGCGCCAGCCACGAGTCGAAGGTTGTCAGCCGCCTCGGGACCGCCGCTCGCCAGCGTCTCCACCATGTCGCCCACGCCATCGGTCACCAGCCTCAGGCTGTCTCCCAGGCCATCGAGCGCAGGGCCTGAGTCTTTGGCGACGTTCACGCCCATGTCCACCAGGCGCTCACCCGCCTGCGTGATGTTGCGCGTGAACGGCACCACATCATCGGAGAGCGCGTCAAATGCTGTGCCCAGCTTCGTCGCTACGCGGTCGCCGGCATCTTCGAGGATGCCGAGAGAGTCACGAATCGGGCCGCGAAAGACTGCCGCCTCTTTGGTGATGGCGCCCATGAATTTCTGCCCGGCCTGCTTACCGGCGTATTCGAGATTCTTGTCGCCCTTGACCGCGAGCATCACGCCGGCGCCGATCACTCCGGCGCCGATCCCGCCAGAGAGCGCAGCCCCGAGAGCCTGAATGAGCACAGGTCCCGCCACCGCGCCGGCGGCGCCACCGATGATGAGCCCCACGTGATTACCGGCCGCGGTGGCGATGGGCGCACCGGCAGTCTGGAGCATCCCACCCAGCTTCGACATGAAGCCGATGGCGATTTTCGGATCGGGCGTGAGATCGAGCATCTCCGAGAGCTTGATCTTGTGCGCCTTCTGCGATGCGCTCAGATCAGACTGAATCCTCGCCATTGCCTTGCGAATGTCGATGCGCTGCGCTGCGTCGTCGGTATTCGCAAGCGCATGCGCGAGCTGCCCGAGCGCCGCCTTGCTCGTGGCGATCGACGTATCGAGCCGAGCCAGATCCGACTTCAGGTCGGCGCTACTCCGACCCATGCGAGTCATCGCATTGCCAGCCTTATCGCTGGCGGTCTCTACATCATGGAGCTGCTCTTTGGTTTCGGTGAAGCCCCCGGTATCCTCTTCAGCTTTGACCTTGATGACGATTTCATTACCCGCCACCGCGCACCTCGCTTTCGATCGTCAACATGCGCATCAGGTCTGAATCCTCGTTCTTGAGCTGAGAGGGAAGGCAGCCAAAGCGATCGCACTGCGCTAGAACCCACATCGCTTCGGCCGCCTCAGGTGGCAGGGTTATGACGTTTCCATCGGAATCGATAGCTCCACGCTCTCCACCTCCGGTGACGATTCGCCACCGCTGGATCTCCGATCTAAAGGGGCGCTGATCCCGCGCGAGGCGCGCATCCACTCCACGATGATCAGATTCTTTGCCGGCGCTTCGAGGCGCTCGAAGACTTCCTCCGCGGTGGTCGGGAGGGGAACGGGATCACCGTTCATCTCCAGATTCCACGAGACGAGATGCTGGGCCAGAAGCTCAGCCTCGCGCTGAAGGTCGCACGTGCTCATCTCCAGCACGATGGAGATGGGGGCGCCGCGCATGGTGACGATCGCCCCCTCCCAATCCGTATCAGTGAAATCGAGCGTGAACTGTCGACTGATCTCGAATCCCATCCCAGGATCTCCTTACGACCAAGTCGGAACGGTGCCATCGGCGAGCACGCCGGGAACCGTTGCCGTCAGCGAACCGTCCGCGCCGCGCGCGAGCTGGTAATCGGTGTAGAGCATCTCAGTAGCCAACGTCTGGCCGGAGATGGCGAGCGTCTGCGTGCGGTTCACGCTCGTGCTGCTCACGGTCTTGAAGACCGCGTGGGACATGTTCGATGCGTCGTTGAAGGCGGCCAGGGAGAGCGTCGTGCTGGCATCCGCGAGGAGAAGCTGCCGCTCGATGGCGCTCTTGTTCACGCCGGTGATGTCCTGCACCCCACGGGGCGTGGCGAACTGGAGAGAGTTGACATCGTTGGAGATGTCACGCGGGGTGCCCGACGCGTCATCGATGGTCGTGGTGAACGGAAAACCAGGCTCCTTAGCCATGATTAACCCCTTTCTCGCATTTCTTTCATGGATTCGAGGGATTCGCCCATGTCATCCACCCAGCTTTGCGGGCGCAGGCGGCGCGTGGGAGTATCGAGCGGATTGCCGCGGAAGTCGCCGCCCTTGATGAGGAAGAATGGCTCGCGCATCAGCGACTTGCGGTGCTCACTGAAGCAATCCTGGCCGGCGTAGAAAGTGAACGTCAGAATGTCAACATTCTGCGTGGCAGTGAACGAGCGCCCCGAGTGCAAGCGGATATAGGTCGCTTGCTTCCGACCCAGCTCGGTGCTGAGATCGATGACGGTTTTCCACCCCTTTTCTCGATTGGGGCAGTCCACCTCAGCGCACGTCGCCGGACGCGTGAATTTCTTCGTTGGCGTGGCGATTTCGTACGTTTTGTATAGTTCAGGCCCGACGCGCGGGAGAATGCGAAAAGGTTCCATTACTGATGCCATCCCGCTTCGTATCGGACGAAGTTGATCCCGAACACTGCGTTCGTGAAGGTGCCGGTGCTGACGGCACGCACGTAGCGACGCACGGTCGCGGTGCTGGTCTGCCCTGCGGTGATGCGCTGCCCCGCGTACGGGCCGGCGCCCGAAACGGCCGCGAAGGTGGCGCCCGAAAGGTCTGCCCACGTTGCGTTATCGGCGCTGTCTTGAATCTTCAGTGTGATGCTGGTGCCGGTGAAGGCGAACACGTGTAGATACGCAGCCCACCCGAACGAGAAGCTGATCGGCAGCGCCGCGAGATCCACGCTGGTGCCGTTGCCGGCCGCGCCCTGCGTCACCTTGCCGCCGAGGAGGTTGCCCCACTCCAGCCCGAAGCCGTTGGCGTTGCCCGTCACCCCGAAGGTGAAGGAACCATCCGCGGCGCGCGCGCCGTCATAGTTGAGCTGCTTTTCGATCATGCTCGCCGCACAGCTCCCGTTTGCGGTACCACGGCAATACGTCGCCTGCCGGTCGGCGGTCGGTAGCGCCTTGTGCGAGCTGTGCGCGGTGTCCGCGGCGATCCCGGGATTCCAAAACGCGGTGTACGTCATGGCGCCGTCGTGCACCAATCCGATGCGCTCCTCGGCGCTGCGGTTGATGCCGGCGACCGCTTGCACGCTCATCGGGCAGGAGATGTTGCTGAGCGAGCCGATGTCCCCCGAAACGTCAAGGCCATCGATCCACAGCGCGTCACCCATTCCGGGCTGTTTGGCCATTACGCCACCTCGTCTAGTTGATCATTGAGAAGTAGGGGAATCATCAGATCCATGGTGCGAAAGACCTTCTTGTCCTGCTCCATGTACCCGGGCTGCGCGTTCAGCTTGTCGCCGTCCATCCCGTAGATGTCAACGCAGCGCACCAGTCCACCGAGCGTGAAGTTGTTGCACAGCACCTGAAAGTAGGTCATGGTGGCGTTGATGATGGCGGGATCGATATCATCGGCGGGCTCACTGAACGCGTTGAAGAAGATGCGCCCATCGATTTGCCACCGCATCGAGGCGCTTTTCAGGCCACTCGATGCAATCGTTGTGACCGGCCCGGCCATGAGAGCCAGCGTGACGGCATCGCCCAATTGAGGGGCGCTCTTCGGTTCGTGGCCATTCACGTTGGTAAACAGCCCCGTTTCCATTCCCAGGGAGATGAGCTTCCCCATCACCAACCTAGCGTCGGTCATCCCATCCTCCCCATATACGTCACCACAACGCCTTGCGCGATGACGCTGGCGCGAGCCTCGATCTTCCCCACCATGAAGCGATAGGTGCGGTAGCCCTTAAATCGAGTCGTCTTATTGCGCGAGCCGATTCCTTCGAGCCAATACCCGTAGATCACTTCCTGATCCCAGATTTTCCATCCGGGCGCTTCCTTCGCAGCAACGTTCTTGAATCGGTAGAATGGCGTCTGCTTCTTGAAGACATCATTCATGCGCGTTCGAATCATCGAGGCGCCAATGGTCGCTACCTTTTGCTCGATCTCATCACAGCAATCGGCAACGGCCTTCTCTGCGCGCCCATCGAAGAGCGGCCCGCGCTTATCTACGGTTACGCTCATACCGTGCGCATCCGAACCTTGCGCCGATAGGTACCCTCCACGCGTTGCTCCAGCGCGCGCACGCCGCGCCCGCTTACTGGGCGTTCGTTGTCGCCCGAGCCCGAGGTGCGCGCATAGCCGCTGTTCTGCTGAAGGAATTCGTCCTCCGCGTACGCCTGCGCGAGGGCGCGCACAGCCGAAGGCGGTTCCCAGCGCAGCACTGTCGCGCCATTCGATGCGATCGCCGCCGTCGTCCCGAGCACTCCGCGCTCTACCACGAGCGTGTGCTGCCAGAAGATCGAGACAGCGCCGTGGGCGGCCAGGGAGGACCCGTCCACCGCCCGCCTGATGATCAGCGTGTTACCGGCGATCTCCTCCACGCGCACGCGCTCGGACTCGAGGAGGAGCGTCTCCCCCTCGGTGAAGATCGAGCCATCGGCAACGCTCATGCTGTTCGCGGTCGCGCTCGATGCCAGCGACGGGGAGAAGACTCCGCTCGCCGCCCACCCCTTGCCAGTGAGGAGCATCCTCTCCTGGCCGATCCGGAGCACCGCGCCAACTCCACCGGCCGGCCGCGACACGGTGATGGTGGTCGCGCTCGTGCTCACGATGGCGCTGGCGAGCGTCGTCTCCGTCACCTCGACCACTGGGGCGCCGGCATAGACGCCAGTGATCGAGATGGCGCGCTGCGGCCCGCCGGCGAAGGAGTATGAGGAGTCGCGCTCGATCTCGATGCGATCGTAGGGAGGACCGTCGTCGGGACGGAGGAGATATCCGGTGTTGGCGGGAATGGTCACGCCGTCACTGCTCACTGCGCTCGCGCTCACCAGCTCATTCGCATCGAGCCACAGGAGCAGAGGAGTGGAGCGATCGCCCGGGTAGTCGAAGGTGCGCGTGGCGGTGAGCGGGTAGAAAGTACGGTGGCAGAAACTCTCCACTATGCGCGAACCGAGGTTGCACGCACGATCGAGCTGGCGCGCCATGTACGCGCTCGGCTTCACGTCCAGCGCAGACATGACGTCTTCGCGGTAGACGTAGGGAATCTCTGCCATCGTTAGACTCGCTTTCTGGCCAGGGAGTCAAGCTCCCCGATGGCGATCATGTGAAGTTGTGAGCGAGCGCTGGTGGAACTACCTTGACCGGTCTCCCGCGGCACGTCCACCAGCGCTCGTGATCACAGCGTACCTCAGCCCTCGGGGGGCGGGGGAGCGCCGCCGCCGGCCGGCGGCAACTGGGTGGGCGGGGCACCCTCAGCGGGCGCCTGCTGCACCTGAGCGACCATCACGACGTGCTGAGCCGGCACGAAGTAGCGCGTGCCGGCCACGGTAACGAGGAGCCCGTCCGTTTCCCGCTCGGCGGCAGCGCCGTCGATCTCGAAAGGGCCTGCGGCCCCCACCGCCGTCGCAAACGTCTGCGACACGTGCAGGTAGACCGGCGCCGCGCTATCGGTGAAACCCCTCATTGCCACTCAGCCCCTTCTGGCCGCCATCCATCGAACTTGCAGTAGAGCTTCCCGTCCGGGCCGGTGAGCAACGGCTCACCGTCGTTCGGGCACGCTACTGGCGCGAGCTGCTCTTCTTCGCGCTGGTATTCGCGTTGCTCCGCTGCGATGCTGACGAGCTGCTGCCATCCGATGACGCCGCCTCCTTCGTGTCTTCGTCGGGCATGCGCGCCTCGGCAGCGCGCGGGCCATCGGGGTCGACGCGCGGCTCTTCGCGCTCCTCGTCCTCGATCTCTCGCTCATCGCTCTCGAAGCCCGGGTAGACGCTGCCATCCACGTCGCGCGACGGATCCAGCTCGCTCAGCTTGCCGGTGGCGTGCTGGACGATGCCCTCCATCCCTTCGGCGCTGGCGTTGCTGTCG